AAGCCTAACTCTTTTGAATCTATTTTTCCATTTTTCGTTTTGAAAAAAATATGCCGTAATTCTTCCTAAATCGTCTTATTTTGCGTGTTTTGGTCTGTTCCTTGTCATTGTCCTAGAAATTATTTAAAATGCAATACAAGCCAATCTGTGAGCTTAAAGGGGTATTATATAGCAGGGCGTACTTCATCAACAACCAAACAAAAAAACCACTCTTGATTGAGTGGCGTGTAAATGAAGAGATACCTCACTTTTCTATTTTATTAAATTTTGTTCATTGATAGTTTCAATTGCTTTTTTAACTTGTTCAGGTTTACCAGTTATAACTAACTTTATTTCATCTTTACGTTCGGCGTGTTTCTTTCCTACTTTAATTAAGTACCAACTGTACAAGATGAATGACACAATATAAATAACGTATACTATTTTTACACCTCCGTCATTTCTTCTAACGTTTCTTCTACTGTTTTATGTAAGTCGTAGTAGAATACACCAGTATAATGTTTGTCTTCTTCTTTGGTCCAATTTTCATAATCGGTATCTTCCATGATTTCGTTGACCATTTCAGAATGTTCGTTTAGGTTAGTCACAAGAATTTCAACGGCTTTTACAGAGGCTTTGTGCCATTTTGCCGTGAATTCGTACGCTTTGACAACTTCTTGAAGCATACTGAACAAGTCAATGTATTGGGCTTCAGCATAAGCGTGGACTTGACTTTCATCTTTTGGAAAATGTTCATCTACTTTTTTATCATGTAATTTCAAAGTGTCACTAAGCAATTCAATTTGGTTTTTTAATTTCATTTTTTTATTTCTCTCTTTCTTTTTACACTTGCATTCCAGTTAATTTGTTTAAGTATTTCGTTTTGCGGTCGATATGATACTCTAAATTGTTTCCCCAACGCGTTTGTAGCGAAAGTTTTAAACATTCAATAATATAGCTTTTAAGTGTTCCGTTTGTATTAACATCGTATAAAGTGTAGAAGTATTTTCCTTGTTGGCCCTCACTTGCGTTATACTCATTAAGTTCAAAGATTTCATTCTCGGCAAATGCTTCGAGTTCTTCTTTTTTTAAGTTATTGAAGCCACTAGAGAAACGGATAAAATTCAATGTATTTTCATTAATCATAGTAGTTACCTCTTAATTTTATAATATTTGTGTTATCTGTGATAGTGTTTGCGTATATATAATGTTCATCGCTCAAGAGCTGTACAGCCCTGTATAAGCTGTTTTCTGTTTCTTCGGTACAAATTACCATAAGTTCGATTTCAAGCGTTCTAAACGACTGATAAATGGCTGAATTGTTGCTTACTTGACTAACAATAGGGTGTATTTCAGCAAACATAACGCCCATTGGTTCTCTTTCATAGTCTAAACTAACGGTAAAACCTAACTCTTGTAAGAACTCTTTGATGTCTAATTTTTTGTTTTGTAAGTTAATCATTTATTCCCCTTTGTAAGTATCTAACAACCATTTAACACGATTTTCGAACCAATTATGATACCCTTCATTGCTAAAGTACTCTAAATTTTGGACGTTTTCTTTTTTAATAAAATTGTACAAGTCTCTGTTTTCGATACTAATATATGCTTTATCGTCAATAAAAGCAAGTATTTCAACAATTTTGTCAGCTAAGTTCGCTTTTTCGGCAAACTTTTCAGCCTTACGAGCTTTAGGAGTGTCAACATTTTCATTTCGTACCAAACGCAAGAAATAAGACTGTTCAGGTAACATGTTTAACTTTCCTAGCGTGTTAATAATAATCATGTCAGCTACTTCACGGTTAATTACTTCGTCTTTTTCTAGGCTTAGACCGTATTTTTTGTTTGTGTTGCGTTGATAATTGTTGATGTGTTGTTTTACTTCCAATAAATCATGGATAGTATTCAAAGTGATAATTGGCATATCTTTCAAAGCGTTCAAAGTTTCTTTTGCGATTTTCATAGTTTGTATTCGTTCCTCTCAATTAATTCCATTAAGTTTGTAAAGTCAATAGCGAACAGAGGGGGAACAAGTTTCCTAACAAATTCCTTTGCTTCCTCTACTCGCCCTTGTAGACTTAATTTGTCTACTTCATCAAGTATCATTTCATAGTCATAACCCATAAGTGAACCCCTTTAGAATGGTAATTGTTCATCAGGAATATCAGCAGGAGAACTTCCACCAAATAAATCAACTGTGTTACTTTGTGGCTCATTATTGTCACGGTTTAAGTTAAATTCGGGCGTTACTTTAGCATACGAAGCGTTATAATAAGTTTTGTCGCCTTTTGTTTCGGCTTTAATTTGGTCAATGAATACTGTTACGATGTCGCCATAATTTACGCTATCAGGTAACCAAATACCTCCAATGTAGTGTTCAAATGGGTATGCTTTGAATGATAGGACTTTTTTAGTTCCTTTTGCTGTTTCAACTTGTTTTGTGTTGATTTCGTTCACTTTTAAAGTTTCAATAATTTTCATTTTTTTATTTTCCTCTCTTTATTTGATAGTTTAATTATAACTTATTTACTTCATCTTGTCAAGCGTTAAGCATTCATATTTACTTTTCCTTGTTTGCAAAGTTCATTGGCTTGGTCGCTTGAGATTTCTTTATTTGCTACTTTCTTCTTTAAGTCGCTCAAATTGTATTGATAGTTTGATTTTGGTCGTGATTTCATCTGTGTAGCATTATTTGGACCTTTATTTGTACTATCGGCGTCTTTGGTATCGTCTAATTTCAACGCTTGACCGTAGGCATATTTACTTGCGTATGATTGACTAGCACCAGTCGCTTGCGCTTTATCCATACCTTTCTTATTGATGTCAATAACTGCCCAACCGTCACCGCTTGCGATGTCATTAGGGTTATCAGGGTCAAAGATGTCAATATGAACGTGCAACATCAGCTCGTTGTTCATTTCTAACATTTCAGTTGTCGCTTTTTCCATAAGACCGAACTGTAATAACAAAGGCTTCAAAGCCGTTTGAATATCCTCGTTATTTCTGAAATTGTACTTTCCAAAGCTGTTATATTGGCTTTTTGGTACTTTAATTTCATTGATTAATTTTAGAACTTTGCTTTCCATTATAGGCTAACTCCTTTATTAATATGTTTTTTGTACATTTTCCACAACCATTTAAAGAACCCTCTGATGTATCTACCAAGTTCTTCAGCTACATTTTCAACGGCTTTAAATACAAGCCAAATAAATATAATTGTTAATAATAAAGTCAACATTTTTTTATTCCTCCGATGTATTCATGTATTTGTTTTAATTGTTCTTTACTATCTTTTTGCGTGTATTTTCCTTTTCTGCCTGTTTTTGTTTTCTTTTCAGCAGGTGGGAAGCCTTTAGCGTTAAAGTATTGTCTTACATACTCAAAAAATGTTAGTGCATTAGTATAATTGTGTTCGCCTATCATTTTATGATACTCTAAGCTAGTTTCACGCCATTTATTGAAGTCGTTCCAATTCAGAATCATAATTTACCTCTTTCACAAACCAACCGTTTAAAGGCTTGTTTTTGTTCAGCCATAAATCTAAATAAGCAACCGTGATGTTAAAGTGGTTCGCTAGTTGCTCCTTAGTATGAAACCACATAAATGTTTGTCTATTAAAGGCGACGAATTTCATCATTTTCTTTCATTTCCTTTCTTTTTTCAAGTTCTTCAATTTCTGCTTTTTTTCCTTTAAACTCCTCAAATATTGATTTTTGAAGTGCTACCCAGTCTTCTGCTTCAGACCGTTCAAAGCCCATTTTAACAGCCATGTCGATGTAGTCGTTATATTTGCCCATATCTTTTTCATACGGTTCATCTGGCTTTTTCCCTGCCCTTACAGTGTACTTTAAAGCGTTAGTTAGTGCAAAACCTTGACCAGTTGTAAAGTTATACTTCCAAAATTTTAAGTCCCATTCAGAACCCCAAATCAGGAACTCTTCTAATTGAATACCGTACTTATTTGCATAATAATCTTGAGCCATTATTTCTTAACCTCTTTCTAAAACTAACCATAATATTAAAGTTTCAATCAACACAATTAGAAACACAAATATCATCTGTCAGCCTCTAAAATTTTCTTCCCATTTTCATCAAACACAATTGCTTTTACAATCGTTGATACTTCTTTCATATCCTCTCTAATACATTCAACGGCAGTACGTAATTTTTTAACGCTATAAGTCCAATCACTAGAGCCGTCATCTAGTAAATAAGTTACTGTAATCATTTTTTTGTTTCCTCTCTTAACTTGATGAATTAATTATATCGAATTCTTTTAACTATGTCAATTACAGTTGTGTTTCATTTCAATATAATCTTTGTAACATTCTTCTGAACAAAAGACTTTTTTGGCATTACATTGTTTACCACACATTTGGCATTCCCCGCCCTCTAGGATAAAGTGAACGTTTTGTAATGCCCATTCATCACACCAAAATTCTAAAGTGTTGTTTGCCTGCTGTTCTTCCATACCTAGGTTGTCAATCATATACTTGAAGCATAGTGACAACTTAGCATCAAACTTGCTTAGATGTTCTTGCATGAACTCATATAATTCTTTTATGTCAGCTTTTGACTTTCTAAACTCCTCTAACTGTTCTAGGTCTGTCAATCGTGGTGGATATTCTCTTTTTGTTCCGTCGTCATAATGATATACCACTTTCTCAATTGCCATTATTTAATACCTCTTTCTTTGATTTTGTTTGCTACTACTTTGTAATACATTCTTGTTTCATTGATGAACATCTCGTCAACTTTACCTTCTTTTTGGCGTTTCCCTTTTTGTTCTAAGTCGTCTAATAACTTAACAAGCCCTTTTGCTGTGAACTTTTCAATGAAGCGTTCCATTTCTTCTTTTTTGTCAGCTTTAACGCCTGTTAAACGCTCATAGAGAACGACTAAGACATCTAGCATAGAAATATCCTCCATTTGTTTATAATAGCTATAAACGCTATTTAAAAGCCCTATAAGCATATCCTTTTCAATATCTGTTACTGATTCTTTTTGTTGAAGTCTTACTGCTATTTTGTTCAATGTTTCAAGTTCAATTGCCATTGTTTAACTCCTTTTCTAGTTTATTTAATTCTAACAAATTTCGTTTGAAAAATCTACTACTTTGTTCGGCTTTTTTAACTTCGCCACATTCTAAGTAACGTTTAATTCTTTCAGCGTCTCGGACCATGAACTCGAAACGATTTCTGGCCCAACGTTCTTTGTTTTCTCTTTCTAGTTTATCCATTTGATAACCTCTCTTAACTTGATGATTTAATTATACAAAAGAAAAACCGCAATGTCAAAGACAAAACGGTTAATCGTTAATTTCTTTTACTTTTCCTTTTTGTTGCAACGCTGTTAAAAGACTTTCGGCGTCGTTTTTGGTTTCCTCGTATTCTTCCCCCTCTTTTTGTTCCTCCTCTAGTATCTCTTTAGGTTTGTTTCCTGTGGGGTCTATGATTTGGAATTGGTCCGCTACATAACCCAGACAAACCTCTTTGTCATAAGCGTAGTTACGAGCCTCAACAGTTAAAATTGAATACTTGCTATTCTTTCCCATTTTAGGGCTAAGACATAAACAGAACTCAAACCATGCACCAATTGCCGAACTACCTAAGGCATGTGTACTTCTAACCCTAAAACTCTTTTCCTCAAGTGATTGATTGTTCGTGTCTTTTCTAGCGTGAGCAATTAAAAGGAACGTTACATCATTTAGGAGCAATTTCAAGCGTGTTATGTTATTCAAGACATCATTCATACTTGACATATCATTTAGAGTGTTTCTGTCTGTCAGCATGTCTTTTAAGTTGTCCAAGATAACAAACTTAATGTTATTCTCTTTGATGAACTTATAAAGTCCATTCATGTGGTTTGTATTGTCTAGCTTAAAAATTCCCCCTGTAATGAAATGCAAATTGTCAGGAACATCACTATAAGCCTTTAACCGTTGATGTAGGACGAAGTCAGTATCCTCATTGTCAATTATAAGCACGTTCGCTTTTTTAGTTTTAAAATAGCCAAAGGGTACACCTTTAGCTACACTCAACGCCATTTGTAGGGTTGTAGAACTCTTAAAAGACTTTTGCGGTGCAATTGTTAGACCTGCCTGACCTCGTGGTATTAAGTGTTCTATTAGCCACTCATTCCCGCCTTTGAAGTCCTCTTTTTCTTGTAGTTCTTTAGCTGTTATAACACGTTCAAACAAGTCTTTCATTTTAGTAAACCTCTTTTACTTTATAGTCAATAAAAATGATGTTTCTATCACGTAGCGGTTTAAAATAAGTTTTAAAATTATAATCAGGATAGATGTTTTTTAATTTAACTACCCAATACTTAGTACGTTGAACCATTTGTTCCCAGTCTTTAGCTTCAAAAATATCTTTGTTAATTGCTTTGATGTCGTCTTTAATTGTCATTCGAAAAACCTCCATAGTGTAATAATAAGAGCGATTATAAGTAAAAAGTCAACTATAAAAATAAATGATAAAATTATAGTGACAAAAGTTGCTAAAATTGTCAATCAATAACCTCCTTTTAATAAATTTACCAAACCTAGAATAAAGCAACCTAGACAGCATAAGAACCAAACTCCATAAAGTGAACCGTCTACACTCGCCATAATTCCAAACATGGCTGACATTATCCAATAAATGATAAACATTTCATTTACCCTCTTTCTTTTTATCTATGCTTTTATTATAGCTGAAATAATATTACAATTCAAGCTATCAAATATTTCTTTTTAGTTACCTTGCTAAAGGGTATAACTACCCACGCAAACGCAGTTTTTATCCCCCCCTCTTGAACTAATTAATATGTCAGCGCTAGTAACTCAATCAGTCCTCACATCAATTCGGCTATGATGAACACCCAAGCGGTAACTTCTTATTTAACTTTGCCTATGTTGGGGGAGCGTTTGAAACTTGCTTTCAGTGACATCACACAGGGCTACCGCTTTGCCTAACTCATTACTCGCGCCTTATTCAGTACGGTTTTCATATACTCAATTCCTAAGACATCAGACAAGCCTTAGGCGTATTCAATTTTTATATATTTATTATAACATACGTTTTTTCAAAATCAAGTAAAAAAATCAGGGTCAAAAATACAAGAATGGCTCAACCACGCTGATAGTTAGTATTATATTATTTTTTGGTTACAAATTATTTAATTAAATTGTAAACTATCTAAATCTTTTGTAGGTACAATAAAAGTCATAACTAAAAATGGGTATGCTATAATAATACCATAATCAATGAGGGAGGTAAAGACATGGCAGAAAAAAACATCTATTTTGTTAATGATGAAGTAGAGTTGAAACAAGTTTTAGAATTTATTGACAAAACTGATTACGGCGTTAACATTGACAAAACACGCGAAGATGTTTATGCGGTCGTGACTTCTTATAGCCTCCCTATTTAAGAGGGTAGAAATGAAAAAAATTTTAGCTATTGACTTCAGTACAGCTAGTAAGAAAGACGAGGGAACTGGGTACGCCTTTAGAAAAGACGGACAATTATATGTCGGTTCCATTAAAGCATATAACGCAAAGAAAAACGCGTGGGAACGTACTTTTGACATTGTGAACGCAATTAAAGATATCATAGATGAGTTTGACTTAAAAGACTATCACATGGCTATTGAAACGCCTATCATGGGTAGAAACAGAAAGCACAGTATCACATTGGCTAATTGTAACGGTTATTTTATCGGTGCTATTGACGGTCTAGTAAATGGCTATACTTTTATTGATAACTCTAAATGGTGTAGCTATCATTTAATTTCAGGCAAACGAGAACAACGAAAAGAAGAAAGTTTGGAACTTTTAAAACAGACTGGACTTGTTCCGCTTGATTGTAAAGATGATAACATGGCTGACGCTTATAACATTTTGACATATTGCGAACACTTGGGTTAGTTGTTCCCTTATAAAAAAACAATAATAATAATTGGAGGTGGTAATATAAAAGTATCACAAAACGGTTTGAACTTGATTAAAGAGTTTGAGGGTTGTAGGTTGACTGCTTATAAACCTGTACCGTGGGAACAAATGTACACTATCGGTTGGGGTCATTATGGAGTCACAGCAGGTACAACTTGGACACAAGCACAAGCTGATAGTCAGCTAGAGATTGACATCAATAATAAGTATGCACCTATGGTTGACGCTTACGTAAAAGGCAAAGCAAACCAAAACGAGTTTGACGCCTTAGTGTCATTGGCTTATAACTGTGGTAATGTTTTCGTTGCTGACGGTTGGGCGCCATTCAGTCATGCTTATTGTGCTTCAATGATTCCGAAGTATCGTAATGCAGGCGGTCAAGTCTTACAAGGCTTAGTAAGACGCAGACAGGCAGAGCTTAACTTATTTAATAAACCAGTATCAAGTAATTCAAACCAAAACAATCAAACAGGAGGAATGATAAAAATGTACCTTATTATAGGACTAGATAATTCAGGTAAAGCTAAACATTGGTATGTTTCTGACGGTGTAAGTGTTCGTCATGTTCGTACAATTCGTATGTTGGAAAACTATCAAAACAAATGGGCTAAACTTAACTTGCCAGTTGATACAATGTTTATTGCAGAAATCGAAGCAGAGTTTGGACGTAAGATTGACATGGCTTCAGGAGAAGTGAAATAGGAGGAAGTGAATGAGCTTATTTAATCTCTCACGCAGAGCTGAAGATGTGAGCTTTTCAACTTTCACGGTCCAAGACCCAACAACTGATTTGTTACTGGGTAAACTCTTGGGCTTAGTTTCCTATTTTGATAATGTTGATTATTCTGAAGCGTCTAAACTTGAAGACCTATTCTATTGGGCTTTACAAGGAAAAGAAGTATACCGTGTTTGGTATGGTGGTTTTAAGTATTATGCTCAAAGAGTAAACGCAGACCAGTTTAACATCGTAGTAAGAGAACCGAACCGCAGGGAAGTCACTATTAGAACAAACGACTATGAAATGTTATTAAACCCATTCTATGGTGCTAACCCTCAACGGTTTGGCGTGATGTTTGGAATGGCTAGTAATGGCATTGGGCGACGTCTTGATTCACAGGCTCAAATCAAAATCTATTGGAAAACTAAAGTTTCTAGTGGTTTGAAAGAAGTTTGGGACAGAATTAGAGAACGTCTAACACAACAACAACAACTTGCCAGAGAGTTCAATGGTGTATCTGTTATTGGCTCTGATGATGATATCAAACAGATTCAACCAGATTACAGCGGGTCACTGCAAAATGACGCAAACCTTGCAATTGAAATTGCTTTGAGTGAGTACGGAATGCCCAGAGAATTGCTTTATGGACAAAGTAATGAGGTTACTATTATCGCTTTCGCAATTCAAAAAGTGTTACCATTATTGAAACAACACGATAAGAACATTATTTTCAACCAAGAAAATTTTGTAGCTTATATATCAACAACCGCAAAAGGAGGAGCTATTGAAAGTAAAAGCAGTAAGAGGGATAGCGAACCCGTTGGGAACGATTGACGCTCATGGTACGGTTATCGAGTCAATTGCTAACGCAGGCGACGGAGTAGATATTCTAAACCGCCATAGAGAAAAGATCGGTTCAGGGTTCGTACATCTTGAGGGGGACAATGTAATCTTGACAGGTTACGTTGACGAAGAACAGTACACAGCCGAAAAGATTGAGGAAACAGGGCTATCAGTTGGCTTTAATGCTAACGGTGTAAAAGCTCGTGAAATTGACGGAGTAGGCTATTATAAAGATGTTACAATTACGGAGGTGTCACTTACTCCGTTACCAAGTAATAAAGGTGCTAAAGTGACAAAAGTAAGAGAAGAAAACAAAGGAGAACAAGAACAAATGGGTGCAAACGAAACACAAGAAATCATGAAACAAGCAATCGAAGCAGGTGTAAAAGTTCGAGAACTTGAAGCTAAAGTGGAAGAGCTTAACAAAGAACGTGAAGAACTTAAAAAAGAACGTGAAGCGTCTATCCCTAGCGAAAAACCAGAAGACGCAGAACGTAAATTCATGCGTGAACTTGGTTCTAAAATGGCTGAAATGCCAGAACAAGGTTTCTTGCGTGAATTTGCTAATGGTGCAGATTTGAATGTTGTCAACTCTCTTGGGTCTATCACTTCAAAATATGCTCGTAAGTCAGGTATTTATGACGGTGCTATGAAAGCACGCTTTCAAGGTTTGACACTTGCAGAGGACGGTGTAGATGATACATTTATCTCTGGTACTTTCAAAGCAGGTACAGATAAAAACAAATCTCAAACGGCTACTAAACGTTCACTACGTCCACAAATGGCAGAAGCATACCTACAAATGGACAAAGCAACTGTTCGAGGTGTAAATGATTCAGGTGCATTATCTGAATATGTAATGTCTGAAATGGTAAACCGTGTTATCCAAAAAGTGGAATACAATATGATTCTTGGTTCTGTTGACGGTTCTAACGGTTTCTATGGTTTGAAAACTGCCACAGACGGTTGGACAAAACAAATCGAGTATACAGACTTGTTTGAGGGTATTACTGACGCAGTTGCTGAATGCTCAATTTCTGACGCTATTACAATTGTTATGAGTCCGCAAACTTTTGCAGAGTTGCGTAAAGCTAAAGGAACAGACGGTCACTCTCGTTTCAACGAACTTGCGACAAAAGAACAAATCGCTCAATCATTCGGAGCCGTTAATCTTGAAACTCGTGTCTGGATGCCTAAAGACGAAGTAGCTGTTTACAATCACGATGAGTACGTGCTTATCGGAGATTTGAATGTAGAAAACTACAATGACTTTGACCTCCGTTATAACGTTGAACAATGGCTTTCTGAAACTCTTGTTGGTGGTTCTATCCGTGGTAAAAACCGTTCAGCATACCTAAAAAAAAAGGGTAGTTTAGGTGTCTAAATAAGAAAGGGAGTAAATAATGGCTGAATTTAATATTACAGACCGTTATGCTCAACAAATCGAGAATGTGATAAATGGGGGGAACATCAGCGATTCGTTCCCTCTCTTGTCACGTATCCCTAAAGTTGGGGCAGATTTGTTGCAGTCGGTCAATCTAACAGGTTTTCCTGAAGCTAAAGAGCAAGGGCAATCAGGTAGCGTTTTAGATGTAAATGAAACAAGTTATAAAATCTTGACGCCTCGTGGCTTTGGTTTTGGTATCAATCTATCAGATTCAGGTAACTTAACTGCTGACGGTGTACAAAGTGCATTGAATACAGTACGAGATACTTTATACCAAACAATTGAAAGTCACTTGATTTGGGCAGGGGTTCATACTTCAATTGCCACAAGTTCAATTGTTGGGGCTGTTAAACAAAAAGCAAGTTCAGATAAGTTTTCACAGTCAGGCGATGATATTCTTTTCGTAAAAGAAAATGATTTCACGCCAGTTGTGGACGGAGTAACAAAAATTGAAACATTGAGCTTTAAGCACTATAACACAGAAGTTGAAAATACTTTTGATAAAATTCTTGTCAACCCTTATAAGGGAATTCTAGCAGGGGACTTGACGCCACAGTTTAAAGTGACTAAAGATGTTCGTCACAACAAGGTACAAGTTTATGGCACTATTACCGTTTGCGGTGGTTTCCTTAAAGACGGTGCTATTAAAGTTTGGAAAGTAGTAGGAGGATAAAAATAAATGGCATATACATCAAAAAATGAATTAACCCACGGTCTAGGGTATGGGGTTGTATTCACAGACCCAGCAGGGTCAACCACAGGTATCCCGATTGCAGGGTTACGCGGTATTGAAACAAAGAACGACCAAAAAAACACAAACTTCTATGCAGGGTTTAACGCACCTTATCGTACAATTGCAGGGGCTAAAAATACAGAAATCACGGTTAAATCTTATGACTTGCCAGACGCTTTTGCGACTCACGCTTTAGGGTTTGGAAATGTTTCAGGGTTCTTGGCTGACGATGTAGCAAATTACAAGCCTTATGGGTTTGCTTATGCTGAACGTTATCGCGACGATGACGGAACAGGGTATAAAGCTACATTCTATCCAAGTGTTCAAGCTACAACGCCTAGCGACACAGCCGAAGCGGACGAAGAAAGTCCAACTGGTAAAGAGTACGAACACACAGCAACTGTGACGACTGGAGATTTTACACTAGGGGGTAAAAAACGCTTGTTTGTAAAATTCAAAGTGTCTGACACAGACCTTGCAACTGGAACAAGTGGTCCTGCACTTGCGTTTAAAAAGTTGTTTAATGAACTCAAACCACTCAAAGATACTGACATCAAAGCGTAATTTTTAAGAGTGGAGGGCTTGGAATTAATAGTTCCCACTCTTTTTTTAATTTATAAGGAGAATAGAAAAATGAAGAAAGAAGATTTTAAATTTGATTTTAAAGCGTTAGAACGTATGGAAGACAACGGCGTTTACTTTGGAGATTTGAACGAACGCGATTATCACAGTTTGGCATTGTTCTTTTGGGCTTGCGCACCACAATATACACTTGATGAAATTCTAGGGGCTTTAATTGGTGGACTTTTACCTGTCACAGTTGCCGAACTCATGGAACAATTGGTAGACGAAACAAAAAAAGCGATAGCACTAGCAGAGAAGAAATAAGGGACGACGCAAGAATTACAACACTTGCAATTGTTAGTGCTATGACGGCTTTTAGAGTCCCCTATGAAGTATATAGCCATAGACCTTTAGGGTGGACGCTTAAACTAATTTCAACGTTGACACCTAAAGAGAAGAAGAAAACAACCGCAGAGGAATTAAACAAAGCGGAACATGTGGAGGTAAAATTATGGCAACCACCAACAAAGTCACAGGACTAGAAAAATTTACAGAGAAACAACTTAAGAAAGTTTGGTTAGAAATGGTTGATAGCTTCAACTCTAACCAGAATACAATCAAGCGTAGTTATAAAAGTTCATTGGGTGGAAATTTCTCACGTTACCCTGTTAAGTTTGATACTAAGAAAATCAATAAGCAAATAACACGTTCGTACGGTTCACTAAAAAGCGGAAACATTGGTGTAGTCAATGGCTTCAAAGCTAAAGATGAAAGTTGGAAAATGCTCAATGTCTTATTACATGACCGTAATTTACACCAACGTTATGGACAGACGCTAGTTAAAGCTACTCACGAAATGGACGATAAAACTAAAAACATTAAGCGTAAGTTAAGGAGTATAATAAACAATGGCTAAAGAAAAATATGTCATTCAGGCAGAACTGGAAACTAAAGGCGTTCTAAGCAATGCTAGGGAAGCACAAAGAGAAATCAATAATATTGGGCGTCTAGCTAAAGAAACGAACAAGAACGCTCAAATAACTGGTTCTGTTACTATGAAAGACAAGGGTATTAAAGAAACACAGAGAGCCTTAAACCTTGCTAAACAGAATGTAGATAATTTAACAAAAGCACTTGCGAACGCTAAGATGTCAGGAGCTACACAAAAACAAGTGCAGGCATTAGAAAGTCAGTTAGTAAAAGCTCAAACGCAAGCAACTAGACTAAGCACAGAACTAGCTAAAGTAGGTTCAGAAAAAGGGACAGGCTTATCAGGTGCAGTTGACAAGATGAAGTCGGCAGGCGGTTCGTTACTTGGTACGTTCTCAAAAGTTGGTAACGTTGTAAGTGGTATCTCGTCAGCTATTGGGCTTGTAAGTGGTGGAATTTCAAAAGCTGTTGACTTGACTAGTGGTTTTGCAAACACACTAATGGACACGTATGATAAGCAAATTCAGGCACAGAAAACACTTAGCACAACACTTTCAGATGGAGCTAAAGGATATGAACAATTTAACGGTCATATTGATAAAGGTAACTCACTCCTAAAGTCACAAAAAACTGACTTGAATGAATTAGGGGCTACTATTTCTAGTTATATGAAAGTAAGCGGAGATGAAGCCTTTAAGACTGTTAATGCTATTAATGCTGTGGGAGATAGCTTAGGTCTAGGAATGGACACACAAAAGCAATTTACTTACGGTTTAGCTCAAGCGTTAGGGTCTGGTACGTTACACGCTCAAGATTTCAACCAAATGATGCAATCGGCACTTGGTGCGCAGTTCCGCGATATGTTGATTCAGGCAGCGAACGAAATGCAAAATGTAGGAATGACAGCCGAACAATTGCCAGACGCTTTGAAAAAAGGTAAAGTAGAGGCTGACTTATTGGCAAACACCTTTGGCGATAATTGGGCTAGTAAAATGGCAAAAGCTCAAACATCGTTAAAAGGTATTGAGGTTTCTACTGGTGGCGTAAAACGTATGCTAAAAGACGGTCAATTGAGTGTACAAGATTTTACCAACGTATTCGGAGACGGTTTCACAAGTTCGTTACTTAACGCCATGAACACAACAAGCGACGGCGCTGTTACTATGGAAAACTTCAAAGATAAAATGGAAGACGGAGTTTTCAGCACAGAAGTTATGAACAGAGCCATTGAATTGTTCCAACAAAAAGGGGAGAAATTGGCGTCAAGCGGCCCTAGCACTTGGGCACAAATTAGGGAGATGATTTCTAATGGTTTCAATACAAGCGCTTTGGACGGTTTCCGTAAAGGGTTAGGCGATACTGGTTTAGACATGTCTTCAATGGGTAACAACGCCACAGAGATGTCTAGCATTGTCGGTAGTAAGTTAGGTCAAATGGCGGGTCAAGCGGTCGGTGCTTTAACTAAAATCATTGACAAGAACAAAGACGGTAAAGTTTCAAATGAAGAAATGGAAGGCGCAGTAAACGACGCTAAAGACGCAGTTACTAACTTCTTTAATAAAATCAACTTTACTTCTATTCAGGGTTTCTTAGGAAAAATCGGAAACGCTATTGATGAACTTGTAAGATTCTATAACTGGGCTAACGACGCTTATGGAGCTGTTCAAAACTTATTAAGCGCTTCACGTCAAGTCGGAGGTAACACAGGTCTAATTGGTAAAGCCTTAGGGTTTAGAAAGAACAGTACATGGGGCGACGCTTTTAGTGATTTCCATTGGCTAACAAGTAACATTGACCCTCTAGGGTTAAAAGAAAACCAAGGACTGGGACAAAAACTCCTGGGTTCTAGAAACGGTCAAATTCCATTAGATTTGCAATTCTTTGCAGGTGGTAGGGAAGCAATCAACAAAGCGGTGGACGCTGTACAACCTTATGCACGAGCAAGCAAAGGAACAACAGCAACGTCTAGCATTGGAACACAGGATAACTCTAAGCAAGACATTAAAATCTATGTACAATCTAGCGCAGACGGTCAAAGAATTGCCAAAGAGATTTATAACAAACTGGAAAGAAACGGAGTTAAATTGAATAAGCGTTGATTTATACTAAAAGCAAGCTATATAATAACCCTAAGTGGATAAAAAAAGCACGCGCAGAGAAAAATAGGATAGGGCATTGTGAGAAATGTTGGAGTACAGAGCATTTAATATGCCACCACGTTATACCACTACAATGGAATAATGACATGTTAGAGGTAAATGACTTTGACAAAGAAGTAATAAACGTACCTACTGAAGTTCTTTGCCATAAGTGCCACCAAGGAATGGAACGAAGTGGGGACTTAATAGACTATGCTAGAATTATAGCGGAGGGCTTAATATAAGGAGATATAAAAATGAGTTTAATTCAAGACTGGATAGGACAAGATAAAGACAACGGCGAAATGATTAAGCTACTAAAGAAAAAAGTGGCTAAAATTGAGCATGAAATAGACTACAAAAAGGCAGAGAAAATTTTTGATTTCATTGAAGAATTCATGACTTTGCCTAATAACGAACGCTTTAAAATCATACCATATCACAAGGCTGTACTTACTTTAATGTATTGCACGCCTTATCAGATTGACGAGTTTGTTGTTATTGTAGGACGTTCAAACGCCAAATCTATTCTTGATGTCATGATAGCCTTAATTGAACTCTTTTTGTTTCCTAAGCCTAATAGTGTTATTGCTTTAATGGCTACCAAAAAGGACCAAGCTGAAAAAATCTTGATGAAGCATTTCAGAGCTATGGGAAACTGTCAAGGTACTATCATTAATAAGTTTAAAAATCAGTTTAAACTAAACAAAGAGCAAATACTTGTAAAGGATAATTCAATACTAAAAAGTAAAGGGACAGAGATTTCTATCTATGCTAGTAACGAGGACACATTGGACGGTGGACGTGAACAACTTGTTATCATAGATGAGTTTGGTGCGTTCAAAAAGAACCCTCTTATTACTATTAGACAGGGGCTAAGAAAAAATAAGGGTACGCTTTTTATTTCAACCACAAACAACGTTATACGCGGAGGAGCTTATGATGATGAGCTAGAAAGTTGGAAAGAATGGGTAAAAGACGACGATTTCAGCCATTGGGTATTCTATTATGCCTTAGACGATTACGATGAAGTAAAAGACAGTTCTAAATACATCAAAGCAAACCCAGCTTTAGGCTACACTTTAAGTCTTGAGGACATTCAAAAGGACTTTATAGGGGCAATTGGTAACCCTGTTAAAATGGCTAAAATTATCACTAAACGCTTCAACTTGTCAATGACTGACAGCACTACTATTTTTAGCAAACAGTTAGTAGATAAATGTCTAGTACCTCCTCTTGACTTTAGCGGTCGTTTAGTTGCTATTGGTTCAGACTTTTCAGTACGTGGAGATGTTTGGGGAACTGTGATAGGTTATAGAGAGAATGGACACTATTATTTTAAAGCTATTCCAGTCATGCCAGAGAGTGCAGAAGACAAGTTTAAACACTTAGGGGAAACAATAACACACGAGGGCATTAATAACATGACAGACGAAGCATGGGACGCTTTTATGAGTGCTATGAATGGTAGTGTTCCGATTGCGTTGAATTACGACCCTAACTATGCAAAGAATTTCATTGATAAATTTGAACAGACTTATGACATTGAATTTTATAACAAAGTAATGCAGAACAGTTTCAAGCTATCAAATACCCTGGAAGCCACTCAAAAGCTCATGGAGGAGGGTAAAATTCATTTTGATAGTAAGTTACTAGCGGTTCATTTAATGAACGCAGAAACGAAAATAAACGATTTTGGGCTTATGCGTATTATTAAAAAAGGCTACACAGATAAGATTGATTTGGCTGACGCTTTAATTAATCTAATGTGGTGGTTCTTAGAAAGTGAAGAAAGTGAGGACTATTTTATTTAATGGCTATGACAGAAGAAGAAAATAAAAAAATGCTAGAGGCGTTAAAAACCCTAGCATTCGGAGGAAAAGAAACAAAAACGGTTATCCAATATAAGAACAACCCTAACGGACGGAAGACAGAAACAGGGCGAACAGTTACGGAAGTCAACAAACTGCCAGACCGTTCGGCATTGTTGAAACTAATGGAGATTGAGGGCGTTTATATTGACGCAAACGTTAAACTTAAACAGCAAAAAGTGGACGAAGTAAGCACAGAAAAAGAACTAGTAGACTTAGTGGAGGGCTTAGCAATAGAATGACTATTTTCAAGGCATATTGTTGGAACTCTAACACAGGTAGAGATTTCACAATAAAAAAACCTAATTGGAACATTGTACAACGTTGTTCTTTAAAGAGTATCGAAACAATTCAATATTTGCAACAACATATCTATTTATTAGACGGAACGACAGGGGTAGAAACAAGCAAGCGTTGGCAAAGAAAAAAATGTCCTGACGACTGGAATAGACCTTTTAGTTATGGTTCTGTCATCACTAAACCACAAGGAGAGAACAAAATAAGCGGTATTGCTTTTTGTACAGATTATGAAAGAAAACAATATCCTAGCTTATACCCTAACTTTGTAACCCCTAACCTCACACAAGGGCAAAAATACGGCTTGTCAGGCACTTTATACAATTCAGGTATAAATGTACTAGAGGTTAGGCTAAAACTTCTATACGGTACTAAAAATGAGCTTGTAGCTACATACCAAGTTCGACCTAATCAATACTTAGATGTAAAAGAAATTTACACGCTACCTAGTACAGAAACGGTTGAAAAGTTTGGTATAGCCTTTGAAGTGGCACAGACAAGCGATTTTGTACAATTTGAAGTGTACTTGCCTAAGATTGAACAAGGTGGAGAGGTCACTCCGTTTGTTGAGGATAGAGATGAATTTAATGGCTATCGAAAAACTAACACAGATGACGGAACGCCGCCGTTTACTGGGACTTATGAGGGTACAGCACCACAAAGCACCGATTATAAAGTTTATACTTGGGCAGGTTCTAAAACTGATAAAGAGCTTTTTTACTTAGAAGAGAGGGGGATTTGCAAACAAGAAGCTGTTTGGTGCTATTGTCGCCCTATTAATCAACGTGTATTAATTGGAATTGATTCAGATACTTATGACACCGAAGCAGGTAGAACACTCAAATTTCATGTTTTGAACGGAAATAAAGGTATATTTGATTTAACTGGTAACGTCATTTATCCTGAACAGTTCACAGAAAAACGCCAAACTTTTGATAGCGACACAAAAGCATGGGTTGATAATCAAGAGCCTTTGTATGTCACAGACGCAAATACAGCCATTGATTGTGTGTTTGGCGAGATGTCAAGTAACATTATTGAGGGTTTCAATTACCAACAGGCTGACAAGCGTTATAGGGTTGATGAAGTATTTCGTTCGGCAATGGTAAACATCGGTTATAATATGGGTTCTTATTGGGCGGAATGGAATTTCGATAGTTACGCGGAAGAAATGCGTGCAAGTTATAACATCGAGAATTGTAGGGTTAGTGAAAAAACAAGTTATAGTTCTATGAATGAATGGACTGGAAGCGTGTCTTTTCCTACTGGTGTTGTTTTAGCACCTTATAAGCCTAAACTAAACGAAACGGACACTAAAAAACTCAAAGGGGTTTCTAGTGCTACCTCAATTTGGGCTAAAGGTAACCTTAGAACTGAACGAACTGTAGAAGATTGGTTTAGAGAATACGAAAATTCAAGAACTAGACCAGTACCAACGCAAATTCTTTTTGCTAACTATAACACTAAAAAAGCGTGGTTGTTCCAACAACAAAGCAACGGAACATGGAGCAAAAGCAGAGAATTTACGATACCGGGAAGTGCCACAGCATTTGCTAGAGCTTGGGGTATTATACCAAAAAACGGAGAATTAAAAGGTAATGTTATCATGACAGATAAGAATTATGCTGATTTTCCCGCAAACGCTAGACCGATAACGTTAGGAGTAGAAGAATTATTTCCAGTTATAAAGTATAACGAAGTTAAGTTTAACCCTCAAATGTATGCAACTGCGTACAATACCAAACTATTTTGGTGGGGTCAAAAAGCAAATGTAAGCAATTTGACTTATGGGGAATGTGGAGTTCGTTCAGTTGATTTTATGACTGGTTTATGCACAATAGAAAGGGTATATAAATGATTTCATGGTTAAATTTCGAGGAGTTATTAATTCATAACCCTATTGAGTTGATAAACCCTAGTAAAGATACAATAAGAGTAGCAATGAGCCAAAAGCAGTATATCGAGTTTTTCAGCAATAAATACACTTATAACGGTCTGTATTATGACGAAGAAATGGACTTCTGTTTATTTTATTATGCAGACCCATTACAAAGCTACAAAGAGGGCGATGTGTACGCTCAAGGATATATTGATGTAGAAATGAAAATATACCGCGTAAAATGGTTGTGTAACGTTTCTATTAGTCGTCCTAGTGGTTTATTGCAAACTACTGACGGAACCCAAGGAGTGCCACAAGAGGGCGGAAAATACACTCACACAGCATGGTCTTACAGTGCAGACGGTACAGACAGATTCTCAACTGTTTATCCTAATTTGAATTTATTGAATGGGACTAAAGATTTTAATGGGGATTGGATAAATGGAGGTGTTTGGGGAAACGATGGAAAATATAAAGGCTTAACTGTTAAAAGTTATCAAAAAGCATGGGACGGAATGTTCAAAAAATATATTGTCCCACAAGACGGTTTATATACATGGTCTAGTTTTGTCAAGAGTGAATCAGACACCTCTGACATTTTTAGAGTATTGTTCATAAATAATAAGGAATTTCCTATTGTTGGGCTTGGTCATAAATTTGATTGGCTTCGTGATTCCGTAACAGTACCTCTAAAAAAAGGCGATGAAGTCATATTTAACTATGGTAATTTAAAAAATAATGGAGGTAAATTAAGTGTTGCTGGTTATAAACTAGAATCAGGTTCAATTGCCACTCCTTGGATGCCCTCAGCTAGCGAAGTCACAACTTCTGACGGTCCTAGCTACATCGGTCAATATACAGATTACACGCTAGAGGACAGTACAAACCCTAGTTCTTACACTTGGAGAGAAATACGAGAGGACAAATGGAACGTTACAAAAATAGGTATGCTTGTAAGTCCACAAGATAAACAAATTACAATGGTTCAAGCAGGGGCATTAATGAAGTGTGGAATTAATAACGACATTACAGGTTGGACAGACGGAACAACACAATTAAATTACAGCGGTCAAGATTTTATAATTGACGGTTATGGAATGAGAGGGCTACACAATGGATAGTACAATAAATGGTAAAACGGTACATATAAATAACCCATTAGATCTTATAGGCTTAGGACGTAGGGAAATCGAGTTCAACATTCCTAAAACTGATTATTGGGAAATGTTCAAAGAAACTATGCAAGTACCTACAATGAAACGTGGAGGGTACAAAAACCTGCTTAAAGGTGGTTGGGTATTTGTTGACCCTTTTAATCAGGGTAGAGATTTGTGGACTAGAGAATATTTCACAACATCAGGCGGAACGGTATGGCAAACTTTTGGAGCTAGCGGAGATATTTTTGATTATGGTACTTATGAAAGTGGATATTATAATTTTAAGTGTCCTAATACTGAAAACGAAGAAGATTACATTATCGGAAATCAACTATCTTTTTTACAAGCAGGCAAAACTTACACTTTACAATGGGATATGAAGCGAACAACTTCTTCTATAAAAGGAGATATACAAAACTTCATAGGAGCAGGAGCAGGGGATTGGACTTTCATAGACACAAGTAAACCGTTTTACGTAAATGGTTCTTTGCATTCAGCAGGTACTGACGGTTACGTTAGTTGGAATAGTTTCATTGATTCAGAAGATACTTCATGGCATAGGTGTACAATCGTATTCACTTGTAAAAACCCTATAACTGACTTGAGTAAACGAACGATACGTTGGAGAGCTAAAAAAGGTAGCTCGTGGAAAGTAAAAAATATTATGATGTTCGAGGGTTCTGAACCATTGGGGACTGATTTTAGATTACATGATGAGGAATATTATGATTGGACTTTCTACGAGGGCAAACAAGGAATGCGAGAGGTGTCCGCTAACTTTGGTTTTTATTACAGCGAAGAGTATGCTTTTTGTTCAGCATTTAAGGTCAATATACATAAAGGGTTTGAAACAAGAGGCTTCAACCCAGTTACACAAGAGTTTGAATGTAAATCAGAAGTTGAGAACTTTGCACAAATTGTCAACCCTACAATCAAATACTATCAGGACATTAAACAAATACCTGATAACGTGAATTGGAATAATACTATCATATACAACCCTAAACCGAACGGAATAGATTACTTACAATGTAGAGCTAAAGGGAACTATATGAGTCTATATAAAGTCAGAGATGATAATTATAGTTCATACGTTCCTAAACGTTGGCAAGCTACATTTTTTGATTCAGTTCCTAGCAGTAAATGGTTATATGGCGGATATTGTTATACTGGTACATTACAAACGTACGAGATAGAAAACTAATAAGAAAGAAGAAAGAAAGATAATGATTGAAACATTGAGAGCGATTGGCTTAGTTGTATTTATGCAGTTGCTTAGTTTAGCACTAGAGTTTATAGACACAGGTACTTTAAAGCCTAGCTTTAGAAAAAGAATAGCAGTAGAATTAATGGTATTGTCTGTTTATGTGTCAGGTATGACTGTGTTCAAAGGTATGATTAGTGATGAACTAATAACACTCATTGGAACTGTATACTTAACAGTAGTAGTTAGTCATCTGTATAAGTTCTTAACTGAAAAGAAAGAAGAAACAAGCGGAGGAGATAAAGAAGAATAGTAGTAGTAGTGTAGTAGTAGTAGTGATGTATACAATATAATAATATATTTTAATTAATAAATTTTTTTGATTTGTTATTTATTTTATATTATTTTTTTTATTTTTTATTCCGAGTTCTTAGGGGGTGTAATATAAAGGGGGTGGGTTTTCTATCAAGCCTAAC